CACCGATAATAGTTAAGTTAAACTTCTTCAAGAACTTTAGGTTGGACGTATTGCCAAAGTCCAAAGGATTACTAAAGTAACGCATCTCGTACTTCTCAGTCCCATCTAAGTAGCCACTGTACTTTACAATACCGTCTTCTTTACCTATGTAAACAGTACCGTCTTCAAGAACAGTAAACGACAAAGGGTAGAGGCTTGACCAAGTAGTAGCGCGCTGAGAACCATCCTCTAGTGGTGTTCTCATATCAAAACAATATGCAGTATTACTATCAGGAAGTGTCAACACATAGAAAGCATTGTCAGAACTATACATAGACTTTATAGGATTACTTTGTAAAACTACTAATGACATTAAATCAGTACGTACATTCTTACTGATGTCGCGCATAGGTAGGGACTTTTCTTGTATAACCCTTTCGAAACTACGTACACCTGAATTAGACAAAAAGAGAATGTCTTTGCCTGTGTGCTGTACTGAGTCACGAGCGATACAACCAACGCCCTCTACAGTGTCTACAAGGGTCATAGAGGCCGGAGAAGTAGCACCGGAGTACACCAGTATAGACTTCTTGCCAAAGATGATTAGAAAGCCATTGTGAGCTGCTAAGGCTGTTATCTCATCAAAGCCCGTAGGCCATACAGTCGTGACGTCTAACGAACCTGAAGTACCGCCTGACCAGTGATGTCCATTTAACAAATCAGACCAGTATACTGTGTGCTTATTACCAGTAACATCAGCCGCCCAAAGTCTACCGTAAGCTGCTAAAACTTCATTAGCCTCTGGTGGTGTACCTGTCGCGTGTGTGTGTGCTGAGTGTTCTTCCAATACAAAAGAACCCTCGTGGTCGCTGCCAAGCACGTACTCATGGTCTCGTTGGAACAAATACACATGGTCGTTTAGAGTCACAACTTTCCAGTTGTTAGCTGTGGGAGTGTAACCTGCGGGTGTCGCGTCCGTTAGTGTTGTAGTCCCTGTAAATATTTTGTTGTTACCTGCTGACAGTATATATTTATCGCCGGAAGAATCAATGTATTCGTACACTGTTTCAATACCACGGCTAGTCCCTAGTACGGAGGAACCGTTGGTACTGACTTCCTCCCAGCCTTCTCTTGCACCGATACGACCCAACTTGTCAATAACACAGTTGTCTGCGATAGACGCAAACGAAGGATTACCACCAATAGGTGAATCCTCTGTGTTAAGGCCATAGAATCCCGGCGCTGCTACTGTAATGTTCTGTAATTGTTGAGCCATTATGAATACCAGATAGTTTCTTCGGGGTGTTTGGCTGAGTCATAAGCAATGGCGTCGGACAAAGAGACATCAGCCAGAGCAAACAATTCAGCGGCGCTTGTTCCACCAGTTTCTCCACGCTCCCTAGCACCCAACGCTGTAGCCAGTTGAGTCACCGGCAAAGAGGGAACTGTGAGCTTGTCAGTATCTTCAGTAAAGTCAGCAGTACGTACAGCAGAGTTAAATGTCAAGGTGTACGCTTTGTCTGGGTTAGGATAAATCTCAACAGTGTCATCACCATTAGTGTCTACACCTTTGAAGCAATAGTACTGAGGCTTGCCCGACGGTGGAGGAGTTACTAAGTTAGCATTATCCATCCAAGCAGCACCACGGTATTGTACAAAGTTCTTAGAAGTCTCATCAACAACGTTAAAGACCTTCAAGTTAGTGCCTGAGCCTGTCAAAGAATATGTAGTAGTGTCAGCAACAAGAGACACAGGAAGCTCGGTACGCAATGCAGTCCAGTCGTAAGCGTCCTCTACAGTTCTTTTTGCATCATTAACAAACTCTCCTATCAGTTTAGAGTAGCTGTTCTGTGCTACAGTGCTTACCTCCTCCTCGCGGAGCCGACGCAGTACACTGTTTACTATCTGTAAGTATGTCATTAATTAAACCCTTCTTCCTGTTAATAAACCCTGCGGTCTACGTTGTGTTGCTTGTGTTGGTTGTAAAAACTGTCCTAGTATGTTTGTTTGTGGTAACACAGGTGCCGTTGGGACTTGAGCAACTGGCATTAGAGGCTGTTGTCCTAGCCTTTGTATCTGTGGAGCTGCTGTTATTTCTGTTTCAAACTGCAACATATCCTTAAACAAAGTATCCGTAGTTCTTGTGCCTGCTCGCGGTGAAGCCATAAACGAAGGCATGGTTATTTGTGGTAAGTTAAGATTAATATTAGGTAAGTCTATGCTAGGCAAGTCTACGCTTGGTAAGTCTACTTCAGGTATAGCATCAACTACTGTCTCTACGACATCACCTACAACTTGCCCTGCGTCCTCAACTACATCACCAACAACCTGCGCTACGTCCTCTACAGCCGCTCCTGTGTCCTGAGCTACGTCTTCAATAATATCACCAGCTGACTGTCCTATGTCTTCCAGAACGTCTCCTGTGACCTGTAGAGCGTCTTCTCCTGCCTGTAATGCTGGGTCTACAAACTCTTCACCTATGTAGTCTAAAACATCGTCTACGGGGTCTACAACACCTTCTTCAACAGCATCGCCTATGACCTGTGCAACGTCTTCCACTACATCACCAGTCGTCTGAACTACGTCTTCCGCAACGTCTCCGATGGTTTGTGCAACAGGGTCTACAATCTCTTCACCCACAAAGTCTAAGACATCATCTACAGGGTCTACAACGTAGTCTTCAATAACGTCCCCTACTTCCTGTGCTACATCTTCAGCAGCCTGTATAGCAGGGTCTACGAACTCAGAACCTACGTAGTCAAGAGCATCATCTATCGGGTCAATAATAACATCTTCGACTACTGCCGCGATAGGTTCTACCGCTTGAAGGATAGGGTCAACTACCTCACTACCGAGTAAGTCTAGTATGTCGTCCGCTGGGTCAATGATAACATCCTCGACTACATCGCCAACTACTTGGGCTACGTCTTCGACACCATCAAAGATAGGCTCTAAAGCGTCTCCTACGTTCTGTACTACTTCCACGATAGGGTCTAAAACGGAAGAAAGGTCACCGACAGCTATATCAGGAACACCTCCGAAACCACCACCCTCAGTTATGTATTCTATTAAACCATCTTCCAAAGACTCTTGTAAGTTACCACCTGACACCGCTGTTTCTAAGGCTGCTATTGTTCCTTCAATAAAGTCAGGGTCGTTAGCAAGTTCAGTCGGGATACCGATAGCTTCCAAGTTATCAGTAATCAAATTGTTACCACCAACTGCTAAAGCAGCACTCAGTGGGTCTTGGTTACCTATTGCCTCAATCAGCTGTGTTGTTTGACCATGAGTAAAATTACCCAAGCCAGTTCCCGGTACAATAATCTCTTGTCCTGTGGCTGGGTCTATCGTTGTTGCATTGGGAGCAATAATACCTGCTTGTTCCAAACCACCAATAACCAGATTAGCGTAATCAGAACCGTGTAGTGTTTCACCTGATGCTAAACGAATAGCAGAGTAAAGCTGTTCTGATTTACCACCTGTTGCTATGGCAGCAGCAGTACGTGCCATAGGAACAATAACACCGTCACGCGCCTTTACCCAACTAGAGCTAGTATCTGCGCTTTCGTCGTTGGTGCTTCCTAACGCCCTTAAAAAGTTTTCATCATCAGACGCTAAATAATGCTCAGAGGTTGCTCTGTGTTCTTGGTCAGGAAAAAGTACTACTTCCCTTGCGAAGAATAAAGCATCATCACTGTCAGTAAAATTAGTTGGCACTTCATACAGTTTATTGTTCTGTACAAAATAAGTTTTGTTTTCATCAAAAGTATCAGAAGCATTTGTTGTTAAAATCTGAGCAGATAACTTTAAGTATTCTTCTCTAGGTAAAGACTCTTCATCATATAATTGATGTAAAAAAGACAGCTGAGAGCCAGTATCAGCAGCGTCATAAGCTTCTCTGAAAGCTGCTTCATCTTCTTTATATAGAGAATAAAGCTGGCTTCTGTTTTCTTGGTTCTGTTCTGTAAGCAGTTGTTGATATTCAGTATTAAACTTAATGGGGTCTGCTAAGGTTTCTTCGTCAAAGTCTGCTCTTGTTTTGCCTATATTGGCTAACATATCTTCCTGTAACTGAACACCAAAACTTTCTAGTCTTTCTTCTGTTACACCCTCGCCGAGAGTAGTTTCGGGTTCAAACATTTGATTTAGACCCGACAAGTCCAAATTAAAAGTAAAATCACTATCAGCTAAAGCGTCTAAATCTACAAGAGGGACAAAGGGGTCAGCTTCCTCGTCAAACGAACTGGCAAGGCTAACAACTTCTTCGGCACCCACAGGCTGTATTGTGTAGTCAGGTGTAGTTTTTTGTTTAGCTTCCCACGCTGCTAAGTCTTCTCTGTAGTAACGACTTCTACTACCGCCACGATAGCGACTTGGGTCTGGTTTAGGTAGTGCCATTCTTTACCCCTTTAGTTTTCTCTACGGTACGTAACGCACCCAATCCTAGCATACCCATAAGAACTGGCATCATGGTTGACAAGTCTATAAGGGGAATGCTGACTGTAGAATCGGTAAGAGCCAGCGCAAAATTTGCCATCGGTATAACCAAGAAGTTACTCGCCATAGAAAGCACGCATACCCAGCCGACAGCCGGACGCCAACCTGCGACAAATAAGTTTTTATGCCCTGCTTCAGCTTTGTTTACCTCTATCTGTGCCATTGCACTTTCGTGTGCATGTCTCTGCGCCATTGTTGCAATTTCATGCGCTATCTTTTGCTTGACGTCAGCATCAGGTATAAACTTATCCAGTATGCTCGTTACGGGCTGTATTAAAGATTTAAGTATACTCATATTATACACTATTTAGTCTTGTTTGTCAAGTAGTTTTTTACCGTGTACTAGCTGTTGTACTGTGTCTGACTCGTATATTCTAATACCCAACCAAACGATTGTAAATATAGAGGCGACTGGTGGTAGCCAAGCGGCTAACGCTAGTATACCTGTGGAGGCTGCGGCTATGTCTACAACTTCTTTTGTTTCTTCAACCATGTTTAAATCCTTTAAAGGCTCGCTAAGTAAATGATTAAGTATATCAAAACAGGAAGCCCCGCTAACGCTATACCCATTATGGTAACAAACTGTTTGATTAACTTTAAGTTCTCACGTCTCTTAGCCGCTGCAAGACGTTCTTCCTTTTCTCTGTTCCTACGACACTCTGCTTGGTAATTCAGCCAGTCGGTATACATATCAGGACGACCGGCGTATACCATGTAATCCTTCAGCCAAACCTCTTGCTCTTTAATCTTCTCAAGAGCCATGAATGCGTCTAAGTCACTCTTGCCCTTAGACGCTACACGTTTTGCTATTGCACTTTTATTGTTAAAATACTTAGTAGCCGCTTCAGAGCAGTCATACAATTCCTTACCATTACTAATGGCAATCTTAATGACTTTAAAGGCTGCGTTCGCTGCTGCGATTTCGGCGAGCATTTAGTCACTCAGACGCTGTGCGGATGTCTTTAGCAATGCCTTCTACCAGAGTAGCAGAACCAGCACCAACACCTTTTGCAGTGCCTACTACCATGTCTTGTGCAGAATCAACAGTTGAGTTGACAATCTGCTGTGAACCGTCAATAGCACCGTTAAAAGTGTTGCAGCCAGCAAGTACGAAAAGTGTC